TGCTGTGTTAGCTGGTCCTGTAACTTTTAGTGCAACAGTGACTGTAACTGGAACGTTGGTAGTAATATAATGAGTAAGATAGAAGTAAATACAATAGATGTACAATGTGGTTCAACACTTACAGTTGGATCATCTGGTAAAACTGTAACACTTGCAACTGGTGCATCTCAATCAGGTTTTGGTCGTACTGGAACTGTAGATTGGTGTACAACAGCTAAAACATCTCCGTTTACTGCAACTAGCGGTGATGGTTTTTTTCTTAACACGAATGGTGGTGCGATAACTGTAACTCTTCCTAGTTCTCCCTCTCAAGGAGATATTGTTGCTTTTAAAGATTATAATAATACTTGGGACGATGCGTGCAAAGCAGTTACACTTTGTAGAAATGGATCTAAAATAAATGGTTCTTGTAATAATTCAATTTTAAATACACAATCTCAATCAGTAACTTTAATTTATGTAGATGGTGTTAAAGGCTGGCAAGATATACACGACTCAACAGCTAACGTGACAGGAGCAGCTTATACGTCAGCTACAGGTGGTACAGTTACAACCTCTGGAGATTTTAAAATTCATACATTTAATTCAGATGCAAACTTTGTTGTTTCATCTGTTGGTAATGATGCTGGCGGAACAAATAAAGTTTCTTACATGGTCGTAGCAGGTGGAGGTGGTGGTGCTGGGCAAACAGGTCAATCCTCTGCTGGAGGCGGTGGTGGAGGTGCTGGTGGTTATAGAGAAGGTAAAGTATCTAATGACCCTTATTCAGCCTCTCCTACAGCTTGTACTTCAGGATGTAATGCAGGTTTAACAGTAACAGCAGCTACTTTTCCAATAACAGTTGGAGGTGGAGGAGCGACTTGGTCATCTCCTTACACAACAGCTACTTCAAGAGGCGTACAAGGTTCAACTTCAACTTTTAGCACGATTTCAAGCGCAGGTGGTGGTGGAGGAGGAGGAAGAACTCCAGGTGGACCAGCAGAAGCTGTGCCAGGTGGTGATGGCGGATCTGGAGGTGGATCTGGAGGTGGAGGGAACGTTCCGGGTGGAACAGGTAACACACCACCAGTAACCCCTGCACAGGGAACCAATGGTGGAACAAGATCAGGAGCACCAACACAAGGTGCAAGTGGTGGCGGTGGAGGGACTGCTGCAGGATCAGGTGGATCTGGTGCTTGTGGAGGTGTAGGAGGCACGGGAGCGACTTCATCAATTAATGCAACACCAACAGCAAGAGCTGGTGGTGGATCAGGTGGCGATGCAGGAAGTTCACAAACTGGTGGGACAGGAGGCGGTGGTGCTTCAGGAAATTTTAATTCAGGAACTAGCGCAGGTGGTCCGCCTGAGTCTAATGGTGCTGCAGGGACTGCTAACACAGGCGGTGGTGGAGGTGGAGGTGCAGGCGCTAACTCACCTTACAATGTCGGTGGAACTGGAGGATCAGGAGTAGTAATTATAAGATATAAATTTCAAAATTAATCATGACTAGTAAAATTAAAGTAGATAATATTAATAAAGTTTCTGATGATTCAAACATTATTAAAAAATGTGGAAGCACTATTACAGTTGGAGCTGGCAGTGATGCAACAACCGTTGCTGGAACAGGTGCAGTCACTGTAAGCGGAAATGTAGTTAAATCTAATGCATTACAAGCATCTGATGCTGGAAATATCATTAGTCAATCTGGCACAACAATAACTTTAGGAGCAAGTGGAGACACCATCACTTTAGCCTGCGGTGCTTCACAATCAGGTTTTGGTAGAGCAGGTTCTGTAAATTGGTGTTCAACTATTTATACAAACAGTCCAGGCACTGTTGCTGCTACAAGTGGTAAGGGATTTTTTTTAAACACAACTTCAGGATCGATAACAGTTACTTTACCTTCATCTCCTAGTTTTGGAGATATCGTTGCGATAAAAGATTATGCGAACACTTTTGATTGTAATTCAGTAACGATTGATAGAAATGGATCAAAACTATCAGGGGCTTGTGCAAATGGACTTCTCGCAACAGAGGGTCAATCGGTTACGTTAGTTTTTACAGATTCTACAAGAGGGTGGTTAAACGTTAACACAGATGCAACTGTTGAAGCACCAGCTTTTATATCAGCTAGTGGCGGAACAGTATCTACATCAGGTAATTATAAAATTCATACATTCACATCAGATGGAAATTTTGTTGCCACTGCTGGAACTTCAGCGCCTAATAATGAAGTATCTTATTTAGTGGTTGCAGGTGGCGGTGGATCAGGAACACAACAAAGAGGTGGAGGCGGAGGTGGTGGCTTTAGAGAGGATAAATCAAGTAATGATACTTATACAGCGTCACCATTAGACGGTGCTGGAACTATTAATATTACATCAGCAACTTTTCCAATTACAGTTGGAGCTGGTGGAGCAGGTGGAACACCAGGATCTCCATGTGGAAACACAAATGGAGCTAATTCAATTTTTAGCACAATCACATCTGCAGGTGGTGGAAGTGGTGGAACTGGTACAGCACAACCAGGTGGTCCATATCCAGGAGGTGGTCCAGGTGGATCTGGTGGTGGTGCAGGAGAAAATCAACCTAATCCTGGAAGTAATGGTAACCAACCTCCCGTATCACCTGCACAAGGACAACCAGGGGGTAATGGTAATAGAAGTGGTCCTAATGCAGGATCTGCTGCTGGTGGTGGCGGAGCAGGTGGAGCTGGTGGACCAATAGAAGGAACATCTCCAGATTCAAAAGGAGGTGCTGGTGGTGTTGGAGTATCAACAAGTATAACAGGATCTTCCTTAGCTTTTTCAGGTGGCGGTGGAGGCGGAGGTTATAATAACGTCCCATGTGCGATAGGTGGACCAGGAAGTCCATGTGGAACAGGTGGTGTTGGTGGAACTCAGCCAGGTGGTCCAGGTGGAAATGGAACTACCAACAGAGGTGGCGGTGGTGGTTCAGGATCAGCTGGTGGATCTAACGGTGGGACTGGAGGATCTGGAATAGTTATTATAAGATATAAGTTTCAAAGCTAGGTAAATTATGAGTACAATTAAAGTAGATAAAATAGAAAAAAGATCAGGAAGCACACTTACATTAGGTGGACCAGGTACAGCAGTAACTTTAGCTTGCGGTGCTACACAAACTGGATTTGGTAGAACAGGAACTGTGAACTGGTGTACTACAGCTAAAACATCACCATTAACTGTAGAATCAGGAAAAGGTTATTTTTTAAACACAACTTGTGGGTCAATTACAGTTACGCTTCCAAGTTCGCCTTCTGCTGGTGACATTGTGGCTTTTAAAGACTATGCTAATAAATGGGATTGCAATTCAGTTGCAGTTTGTAGAGGTGGATCAAAAATTAATGGTGAGTGTCATAATGCAGAGTTAAGCACAGAATCTCAATCAGTAACTTTAATTTATGTTGATGGCACTAAAGGTTGGCAAGATATTCATGATTCAACTTCTAACGTCACAGGTGTTCCAACTTTTATAGTTGCAACAGGTGGTACAATTACAACATCAGGAAATGATAAAATTCACACATTTAATGCAGACGGTAATTTTATAGTTAATACAGCGCCAACTCCAGCAAATAATAATGTTTCATATTTGGTTGTTGCAGGTGGTGGAGGTTCCTCTCTTGGAGGCGGAGGAGCAGGAGGTTTTAGAGAAGGTAAAACTCCAGCAACACCTTACACAGCTAGCCCTTTAAACGCTCCAGCAGGTTTACCTGTTTCAGTTCAATCTTACCCTGTTACTGTTGGTGGTGGCGGCGCAGGCAATACAGTTCCACCAGGAAATAATGCTGCAGCAGGTGGAACTTCATCTTTTAGCACAATATCATCCGCTGGTGGTGGAATAGGTGCAGCTAATAGCACAGCAGGTGGAAATGGTGGATCAGGAGGCGGAGGAGGTGGTGGCGGTAGTTCTAATGCCGGTGGAACTGGAAATACTCCCCCAACAAGTCCAGCGCAAGGAACAAACGGTGGTGCTGGTGGTCAAACAGCACCAGTTAAAGGTGGTGGTGGAGGTGGTGGTGCATCAGCTGCAGGAGGAGCAACTGGATCAACAACTGCTGGTGTAGGTGGAGCAGGAGTTTCAACAGAAATTACAGGATCAGCAGTAGCAAGATCTGGTGGAGGTGGTGGAGGTGCAAGAAATGCTCCAGCAAATCAAGGAGGAGCAGGTGGAACTGGTGGAGGCGGTGCTGGAAAACCTTATGCTCCAGGAAATGGAACTGCAGGAACAGCTAACACAGGTGGCGGCGGAGGTGGAGCCGGAAGTGAAGATTTTGGTGGAACAGGCGGAGCTGGTGGATCAGGAGTAGTGATTATAAGATATAAGTTTCAATAGGATAAATTAATGATTTTACAAATTTTAACAAATAATATATAAGGAGAATATTATGGCACATTACGCAAAATTAGGAGCAAACAATAAAGTTATAGCAGTTCATGTTGTGGCTGATAAAGATTGTAAAAATGCTGATGGTATTGAAGATGAAGAAGTAGGCAGACAGTTTTTGGAAAATATCCATAGCTGGCCTCTTTGGAAAAGAACATCTTATAATACTTACGGTAATAAACATAAATCAGGTGATGACTCTAAAGCATTTAGAGGTAACTATGCTGGTATAGGATACATTTATGATGAGGACAATGATATGTTCTTACCAAAAAAACCTTATGCTAGTTGGGTTCTTAATACAGCAGAAGCAAGATGGCAGTCGCCTATAGGTGATGCTCCAGAGTTATCAGAAGAGGAAGGATTAACTCATACGTATGAGTGGGACGAAGCAAACGGGAGCTGGAATAAAATAGAAAAATAATTTATGCAGAAGGTGGTGCTGTCTGAAATTGATGTATATACTGGCGAAGTGTCAATGCCAACCGGCTTTGAAATTGACCGAGATCAAATAAAAAACAATATCATTTCATCTTACATAAAAGAAAATAGAATTAGTAAAAATAATAAAGATTACTCTTATCAAGACTATCGAGTGCCTTTTTCTCAACCTTTACAATGGTTGCAAGATTATATTAGAGATCATTGGAGAGTTGAATATGGTTATAGTTTAGTAATTAAGACTATGCACGGTAATGTTATGCGTCCTCAAGAAAAATCTTGGACAAGACATCAAGTTGATCCTGTTGACTTACGTAACTCATCAGATTACACATTTATTTATGGTGTTGATATTCAAGAAGGTTCTTCAGAATGTATTATTGAATATGATGATAACAGAAGAAAAAATAGAACTTGGCACATACCCATGAAAAATAATCATTTTATAATGTTTCCAGCCACTAACAGGTATTGTTTTTCAGCCAATACTTCTAATAAATTAAATGTAACTTTAACAATTAACTATGAATATATCTAATTATTACTGGTACTTTCAATCTGTAATACCGCCAAGAATTTGTGACATGATTGTGCAATATGGTAAAGCAGAAAAGAATAGAGAAATTATGGCCATTACAGGTGGTTATGGTAGAGATAGAGATTTAAGCAAAAATCCTCTTAATAAAGATGAAATAAAAGATTTACAAAAGAAAAGGGATTCAAATATTGTTTGGATGAACGATAGATGGATATACAAAGAAATTCAACCTTATGTTCATATGGCGAATCAAAACGCAGGTTGGAATTTTGAATGGGATTATTCTGAATCTTGTCAATTTACAATATACAAAAAAGGTCAATATTATGATTGGCATGCTGATAGTTGGGATAAACCTTATGTAGAAGAAGGACCAACAAAAGGTAAGATCAGAAAACTATCTGTAACGGTTAGTTTAACAGATCCAAAAGAATACAAAGGCGGAGAGTTAGAGTTTGATCTTAGGAATTTAGATCCTGATAAAAAACCTAATATTCATACATGTGATCAAATATTACCAAAAGGCTCTTTGGTTGTGTTTCCCTCTTTTGTATGGCACAGAGTTAAACCAGTAACGAAAGGAGTAAGGCATAGCTTAGTAATATGGAATCTTGGCTATCCTTTTAAATAATATGATACAAGGCGGAAGTAATAAACCAAAAGGACATGTAGATTTTCAATCTTCATTCTATTTTCAAACACCAGTATGGATTGCAAAAGCACCCATGTTTCTTAAAAATGCGATTAAAGTAACAGATAAATATATTAAAAATGCTGATAAGCTTTTAAAAGATAAATTAAAAAATGAACCTAAATGGAAAAAAGATATAGGCACATTTGGTTTATCAAAACATAGTGAGAGTTTTTCAAACGATCCTAAAATTAAAGATTTAGTTCAATTTATAGGACAACGATCTTATGAGTTTTTAGATTGGCAAGGATTTAATTTACAAAATCATAGTTTACATTTCACAGAATTTTGGGTGCAAGAGTTTAGCGAAAAGGGTGGAGGACATCATGATACTCATGTTCATTGGAATCAACATGTATCAGGATTTTATTTTTTAAAATGTAGTGAAAAAACATCATATCCAATTTTTCACGATCCAAGACCTGGTGCAGAGATGACTAGACTTTTTCAAAAAGATCCTAATAAAATAACTTTAGCTGCCAATCAAGTGCACTATAGACCAGAGCCAGGAACCATGATTGTATTTCCAGGTTATGTTCCACATCAATTTGCAGTAGATCCAGGTTTAGAACCATTTAGATTTATACATTGGAATATTAAAGTCGTTGAAACAGCAATATCAAAAGAAAGGAGTATTAATGAGCTTCAAAAAAAATAAATACGTAGTTATTAAAGAGGCTGTACCAAAAGAGATAGCAACATTTGTTTACAATTATTTTTTACTTAAAAGGACCGTTGCAAAAACTTTATTTGATCAAAGATACATCTCTCCATTTACAGATGAATGGGGAACGTGGAAAGATGAACAAGTTCCAAATACATATTCTCATTATGCAGATATAGCTATGGAAACTTTATTGATGAGAACTTTACCTGTAATGGAGAAGAAAACAGGACTTAAATTAAATCCAACATATTCTTATGCAAGAATATATAAAACAGGTGATGTTCTACACAGACATAAAGATAGGTTTAGTTGTGAAATATCCACAACATTAAATCTTGGTGGTGATCCATGGCCTATATATTTAGAACCTAAAAAAAATGTAGGTATACCTGATGGTAAAAAAATAACCGTATCTAGTAATAACAAAGGTGTTAGAGTTAATCTAAAACCTGGAGATATGTTAGTTTACAGAGGTATGGAATTAGAACATTGGAGAGAAGAGTTTCAAGGCAACGACTGTTGTCAAGTATTTCTACACTATAACGACCAAAAGTCTAAAAACGCTGATCAGAATATTA